TAGTCGTTACGACTTTCCCATATTCTATTAGTCATTAGTTAGACTCCTTATCTAAACAGTTGATACATTGGCAACCCTTAGAGGATAGCAAGGCTTTTAGTATCGCCTTTCGTGTATAGGTATCTAGTCCATATGAGGACTTGACTCCACCATTGTGAAAGTCGTGCACGATTGTGCTATATAGTGTTTCTGTTAGTTGAGTCATTATCTGACTCCTTTCTTTTAGTTAGTATCTCTAACTCCTTATACATATAACTATACAGAGGGGGTCTGACAAATTGCAACTCTAAAACACGACAATTCGGACATTTTAAAAAATAACTATGTGTTTTACATCACATTTAGGGGTCTTATGGGCGCACTATCGGACAAAACGGACATTTTTTATAGTGTGTATCATACAAATTAAAAATATATTAACATTTTAGAAAATATGAAAAAAGTATTGACTTACGAAAATTTCAAATGTTATACTTAGAAAGGTTTCGGGGGGTTACACTAAGGAACTCAATACACCAAGTAGCTCTTGGGATTTTGATCCAGACTCTCCTCTATCTTTCCAAAAAGATTTTTTAAATTTGGGGGGTAGGGGGGGTTTGCTAAAAAATCTAATTCCCAAGTAATCAATATACTAAATATAGAATATATAACATATATAAGCAATAGAGATCTAAAAAAAATATTTTATTAACATTTAGATATATCTAATATTGCAGTTGACTAGAATATATAGTACAATAAGATTATGAAATGCAGTTTCTGTGAAAATGAGAAGTACGTCCAACGATTAAATTCGAGGGGGATACTAGAAAATTTTTGCATTGACTGCATTTCTAATATAAACCGAATACGCTAATCCCTTGGGGATATAGCTTAATCTGGTTAAAGCATTTGTCTTATATACAAACGAGTTTGGGTTCAAATCCCAATATCCCTACTATAAAGCAGTTGACTAGGATAATATGAAGAAATTAAAAAGATATGTAAATTACTTTGCATGGTTTTGGATGATTGCATGGATAATTTATCTTATTAGATTGTGATTAAACGTGTTATATAATTAACACATGGAGCAAACCAAATCTTCTGCAAGAAAGACTAAAGAATATTTGGCACGGTACCTAAAAGAAATTAAAGAAAAGAATCCATGTATGGATTGTAAAGTTTGGTATCCATACTACGTAATGGACTTTGATCATGTAAGAGGTCGGAAGCACAAGAATGTTGCAGAACTCATCGATACTCTATCAAAGAAGAAAATAGATGAAGAAATAGCAAAGTGTGAGATTGTTTGTTCTAATTGTCATAGAATTCGTACACATGACAGATTAATGAATAAGAAAGCTAGTTGACTAGAATATATATGAATATGGAATATCATACATGAAAATAAAAAACGGGGAAGAACTAGTAAAAGGCCTTATCTTGGCCTATGAGAGCTCTAGGATTCAGAATAGGAACTTCTACCTTGGAGACGAGATAATGGCTCAAAAGGCCCTTGGAGTATTTATAGGCTATATCCAGGATTCTTTGCTAGAGTGTCCAAATGTAGAATTTAAGCAATGCTCTACTTGGTGGAGACATGATGGATGTGAGAAATTGATGAATATGTTATTTGATCTTACTGGAGATAAAGGATATAAGGCTGAATTTGCTAAACTAGAGAGTCTATGGGACTAATTAGGTCTCTTATTTCGCCCGCCGCACTTTTCTGATCCAATATAGAGGATTAAGTGCATTTAGTATTCTAACAATACGAGCTTCTATTTTCTTTTCAATCTGAGCAGTTTTAGATTCTTCCTGGAAATATTTAGTTCGGAAGTATGGGTTATTCATCTGCTTAGAGAAATGATGTGGACTCATTTTAGCCTTCAATTACTAATACAGAACATGCAACATCCAAGTTGTCACTTACCGCATATAATCTTTCAAATGCTGGCAGTTTTATTGTAACTGGCTCATTATCATGTGAGATCATAATTCCATAGTTTGTTGTTGAGACATTAGCTCCTCCAACAAATACATGTTTGTTAGCAGAGTTATTGCTAATTATAATTGTGCAAGGAGCTTCTACAGCATCATAAAATGTAAGCTCTTGAGCTTGAGTTGATGTAAGTACTAAATTTTTAGTTCTGATCATATACCTATTATACACCCAAATGCTTCTTTTTTCGGCGCACTTTTTCGCACTTCAATTTAGGCCATATGAAACACAAAACCCAATCAGAGGCGGATCTGATTGGGTTTATGTAGTATATTACTATACGTTATACTGGGAACATCTCTGCTCTACCAGCACTGCTTAATTGTAAAATAGTTATTTTACAAAGTCAATACTATGCGTCGAAATTAATTACGCCTTTTGAAGCTAAGGTATCATAGAGACCACCACACATTTGGATTAACTGTGGTTCCATTTCTAGGATATACTTCTCAAGATCCGCAAGCTTTACGCCTTCTTGATTTACTGCTGCAAGACGATTGTCGTTATTGATCTTTTCGACCATCATCAAGACTACTTGTTCCTTTGTCATTATATTTCCTCTTCATTGTTAGGGACGAACGAAGGGACTGGTCCCAATAAGTAACCCTTCTCATGATATTCTACCATTTTTGATGTATCTTCGCTACCCACCAATTTGTTAGATATTAAAGTTAATAGGTCATATATTCTGTGAAGCATTATATATGTAACTAGGGGAAGGTTGTCTTCTAGATTGCTGCTTTCTTTATTCTGGTCTTCCTGCATCGAGCCAAAATACCTCTCTACCCATAGAGTCGGTTATAGGAATTTCCTTAGACTCTCTTGAACACATACAAGATTCTGATGTGCACTGTTCTTCACTCATAAATCAATTGCCTCTCTAATTAGATAATTGCTAGATGTTTCTAAGTAATTAATTATATCATTTGAGTCTTCATCTAGATAGATGCTTTTTATAATACCGTCATTTCTTCCAGACTGCCAATGATATACCCCGTATTCCTCCATTGTAGAGGTATGTATGGATATTATCTTAGTATTATTTGTTGCAAGCATAGGCACTACTAGACTGCTGCCAACCATAGATATTATATATTCAGCAGAGGAACATATTTTTATTTGATTATTAAAGCTATGATTTTCTAGGTAAAATATTTCAAACCCTTTAGAATGCAGGTAGTCATAGAGCAATTCATAATTATTCCACCCTCTTCCGTATACATGGTAGTTTCTAGCTAAAAAAATTTTTTTACCAGGTATAGGATCTTTAACTATTTCTTTAAAATATTCTCTTAAAGAGTCAAACCTAAACGCACTTCCGAGTTTATGATTGTATACCCATGGTATATCGTATATCGATATCGTTTTATGCATGTTTTCTGGATCATTATGTAAAATAATATAATCAATGCCATTATCTTTAAAAAAAGAACTTACGTGATGATCTACCTTTGTTGAAATTTTTTCTTGCATTGATCTTCTAGACTGTATAAGTAAAACTTTAAAATTTTCATTATTTTTTTTAAGTTCTAATATTTTAGGAAATTGCTCTACTACAGTATGGAAAAAAGCACTGGGCTCTTGAAATAAAACAATATTTTCATCGTAATGAATATCTCCAACAACATTGTTGTTTAAAACTACTGGAACTGGAACTGGAGATTTCACATTGCTTCTGTCTGGCACAAGGCTTATAAGCGGTCAGATGTTTCAAAGTAATCTATAATAGAATTTCCATCAGGATCGCAGTACACCGTCTTTGCGTCAATATCATATCTAGCCGATTGATTAAAGTATATTCCAAAGTCTTGGCTTTTATCTGTATGTATAATAAATAGTTGGGTGTTAGGATTACAAAACATTACATTAATAAAAGAACTGCCTACCAAAGCAACTACACACTCTGCCTGAGTCACATATGATATTTGCTCCATCATAGAAAGGTTTTCTTGATACAAAATTTCAAAGTTTTTATTTCTCATATAATTAGTTATTAAATCTGAGTTCTCAATGCTTCTATCCATGAACTTTTTAGTATCACGAGTAATAAATATTTTTTTGCCAGGTACCGTATCTTTTATAGCGGGCTTAAAATTTCTTTTTAAAATCTCATAAGAGTCGGCAGCAAGCAAATTGGTATAATAGAATAAAGGCAATATCTGATAGCAGTTCTTTATATGCAAATCTTTATGTCGTTGCCCATAGTTCTTGTCATTCCCTCTTAATCCAGTTGTGTTGTGATATAAGTGGCTCATTTCAATACCAAGACCTAGGTCGGAGTAATAAAAAACATAGCCTGAGTTAGATGAAAAATTATGATATGCCGCATTAGTGTTAATTGTTTTGCATTCATATTTTATCTCAAAATGATCTAAAAAGTCTTTCCAGTATTTTAAACTAACTCCTGTATCTTCAGAGCTTTCTGCTGGGTCTAGTAAGAAACTTGGAAAGATTCCGTCTTTTGTATTTTCATGAGATGTAAGTACAACTTTAAAGTCTTCATTTTGTTCTTTAAGGGTTAAAATTAATGGCATGTTCTCTAAAACATCGTGAAAGTATTTTCTTGTTAATGGAAGAACTAAAATGTTGTCGTCTATATGATTTTCTAATTTTTTAAAATCGTAAATAACTCCAGGACTAGTTCCATTGTGCTTTAAAGCAAAAGAATATGCTGGATTTTTTATTTTTAGCCAAAATCCTATATTTCCGTAGTTTCCAAATTTTTCTACAAACGGATTCTCTTTCATAAAAGATTTTAAAAATAATTCTTTTTCTTCAGGGTCTATTATAGACATACCTTTTAATTCGCCAAGTGCCACTTACATATCCTTTATTTTTTTTACCAAATTACTATAAACTTCAATTCCAATATTATTTTTATAATTGCAAGATAGGCAGTAGAGATATATTTTATCTTCGTTATCTTGATTACATAGGAGAAGACCTTGATCCATTGGGCATTCAAGCAACGGAACAAGGCCTTCCCTTGATAAGGCTATGTACTTAGATACATACTGTATCTGCATTTATCCTACTTCTTTACATCAGTTGGGAATTGCAAAAGCCATTCCTTAGCCTTCGGGGTCAGACCCTTCCAGCTGGACCAATCTTCACCGCCATTGGTCATATAGTACGTTATCTCTGCGTTTGTTACTGGGTCGAATAACTCTCTGTTACTCTTTAGGTCGAATTTCTCAAGTCTTTCAGGACCGAGATCTCCTAACATGTTAATCTGGAAAATTCCGTAGGAACTATCTCCAGTTTTCCTATTCCCGTTATATGCAAGCGGTCTTCCATTAGATTCACGCTTTGCTATTGACCAAGCTTTCTTAAGGCCTAGTCCTTCGAATCCTACAGTCTCAAGCAATAGTTTTAGCTCTTCGTCTGTAAGCATCTCAGATGGCTTGTAAATCTCTTTACTAAAACTATCTAAGACTTCTTGCTTTAATTGGGCTTCAGTTTTCACTAAAGGTTTTACTTCTAAGGCTTGGACTGGCTGTACAGGAAACATAAATAATGTTATCATTACTATTGTAACCACGTTATGAGCCAAATCGCTAACCTGTTGTTTTATTTTCTCCATTGGCATTTCCTCCTCTAGAGATAACGAACTACAATCATAACATTGATTGGATAAGCCTGTCAACCTGGTCAACTAAAAGGAAAATATGGATATTTCGTTCTCAACGCCTAAAGTAAACCTAACTAATAGCACGGGATACGGCTATGCAACTTGGCACATTATAGAATCTTTAAAAAAATTAGGGCACAATGTTCCATTTCAAGATTATCGGGCACCAATCCAATTAAATTTTGCACAACCATTTCAATATAAGCTACATAGAGATCAATATCAAATTAGTTATACTCCGTGGGAGTCAACAGTTGTTCCACAAAATTGGTTTCCAATGCTTGAATACTGTGATGAAATATGGACAACATCGGACTGGTGTGCCAACGTATTTGAAGACAACGGAATGAAAAACGTAAAGGTTTATGCACACGGAATAGATTCCGTTTGGACTCCATTAAGAAGACAAGATGATGGAGTTATTAAATTCCTGCATGTTGGAGAACCAGCACCAAGAAAAGCTGGACAAATGGCTGTCAATGCCTTCATAGAGCTGTTTGGAAATAATCCAAATTATCATTTAACAATTAAGGCATATAACAATAACACAACAAGAATCTTTAATAACTTTTCGGATAAAGAAATTATTGGTTTGCCAGATGCAATGTATAATAATATAACCGTTCTTCCAGATGAAATAGAAGAAGAAGATTTAATAAAACTTTATCATGACCACGACGTTTTACTGTATCCAAGCTATGGAGAAGGTTTTGGATTTATCCCGCTTCAAGCTTTAGCAACTGGTATGCCAACAATTTGCACAGAAGCATGGGCACATTACGATAAATTTTTAGGACCACTGGCATTACGATCTACGGTAATAGATTCACCATTTTCAAATCTTCCTGGAAAAGTTTATGAGCCAAACTATAAACACTTACTTGAGCTTATGAAAGATGTCGCTTTAAATTTTAATGCATACTCAGGTTTTTATTTTGCACAAGCCCCTAAAATACATAAAGAATACAACTGGGTCCAGTTGACTAAGAATGCATTTGATCCAGTAATAAAAAAAATTAATAACCCCTAGACCGCTAACAAAAAGTTTGATACACTAGAGCTTCATTCAAAAAATTATAACCGCAAGGCGGAGAAAAGGTATTATATATGTCAAAGACTATTGCTAACCCATATGAAAATTTTATTGCGCTATCTCGATATGCGAGATGGATTCCAGAAGAGAATCGTCGTGAGACATGGGGAGAAACAGTAGACAGATACTTTTCTTTTATGTTGGATCATTTAAAAGAAAATCACAATTACATTCCAGATGAGAAGCTTGTAGCGGAATTAAAAGACGGTGTATTCCAAAGAAACGTCATGCCATCTATGCGCTCTGTAATGACTGCAGGAGCTGCATTAGAAAGAGATAACGTGGCTGGATACAACTGCTCATTTGTCCCTGTAGATTCACCACGCTCATTTGATGAAACAATGTATATCTTGATGTGCGGCACTGGAGTTGGATTCTCTGTTGAATACAAGTATGTTAATAAGCTTCCTTCCGTCCCAGACTCATTCGATAAGACAGATACAGTTATTGTTGTTGAAGATTCAAAGCAAGGTTGGGCTAAGGCATACCGTGAACTACTTGCATTGCTTTGGACAGGTCACATTCCAGCAATTGATGTTTCTAAGGTTAGACCTGCTGGTGCACGTCTTAAGACAATGGGCGGACGCTCATCTGGCCCACAGCCACTTGTAAATCTTTTTGATTTTACTATTGCAAAGTTTAAAAATGCAGCTGGTCGTCAACTTAAGCCTATTGAAGCACATGACATTATGTGTAAGATTGGTGAAGTTGTTGTTGTAGGTGGAGTACGTCGCTCAGCAATGATTTCTCTGTCTAACATTAATGATATTGAAATGGCAGCAGCAAAGTCAGGTAACTGGTGGGAGAATAATACTCAACGTGCACTTTCAAATAACTCTGTTGCTTATTCACGCAAGCCAGAGATGGAACAATTTATAGCAGAATGGAAAAACCTTTATGATTCAAAGTCAGGAGAACGAGGTATATACAATGTGGCCGCAGCTCAAGCCCAAGCAGCCAAGTATGGAAGAAGAGATCCAGATATTCAC